AGATGTTGCTAAAATTAAAGTTACAGACGTTAACGAAATATTAGAACACCTTAATACAATACTACAACAAAGAACACCATTAAAAAATACTTTTAAATTATCAGGAGTTGAGTTTGGTTTTATTCCAAAACTTGAAGATATTACCGCAGGTGAGTTTATAGATTTAGAAAACTATTTAGGTGAAGTAGAAACTTTGCATCAAGCAATGGCAGTTTTATTCAGACCTATCAAATCAAAGGTAAAAGGTTTATATACTATTTGTGAATATGAATCAAGCTACCAATATGCAGAGGTGATGAAATATATGCCTTTAGATATTGCTTTAGGTGCTATGGTTTTTTTTTGGACTTTGCAGAAAGATTGCGTGAACGCTTTGACGGATTATATACAGAACGAAGTGGAACAGTCGGAACAAGCGAAGCAGGTTTTGGAAAAAAATGGGGTTGGTATCAATCAATTTACGCAGCAGCTCAAGGGAATATACTCCGATTCGATGCAGTTACCAAACTTCCAATAACAGCATTAATGATGTGGCTAATGTTTGAGAAAGAAAAAACAGAAATAGAAATTAAAAATTTAAAAAGAAATGGTATATAGAATTATAAAAGAAATTAAAGACGTGCTACTTGCCGAGCCTTTTGTTAACACAGTAACGGAAGGAGATATATTTGAAGTTGATTTAAACAAACAAACAATGTTTCCTTTAAGTCATATCATTATAAACCAAGCAACGCACCAAGGCAATGTATTGTCTTTTAATATTACTGTTTTGTTAATGGATGTTATAAACCAAAAAGATGACAGCAATAAAGTAGATATTTGGAATACTCAATTACTTTTAGCTACAAGGGTTTTAAATAGATTAAACAGAGCAGATATTGCTTCAGACTTTTGGGAGTTAACAGGTCAACCTACTTACGAGCCATTTACAGAACGATTTGAGAACGATTTAGCAGGTTGGGCGGTTACGTTTGATGTATTAGTAAGAAACGATATTACTATCTGTTAATGGATAACAAAGAAACATACAAATATTTAAACGACTTTGCTAAATACGTTATTCAGCAGAGTAGAAGCAATTTAACTAAAAGCAATAAGAACGTAAATAAGAAGCTATACAATAGTTTGGATAGTGAAATTGAAGTAGGTGCTAATAGTTTTAGATTAGCTTTTTTAATGGAAGATTATGGTGCGTTTCAAGACAAAGGTGTTAGCGGAACAAAAAGAAAGTTTGACACTCCATTTAGTTACAAAAGTAAAAGACCACCTATAAAACCAATTACTGAATGGGTTACAAGACGTAGGTTTCAATTCAAGAATAAAGAAACAGGAAAGTTTATGTCTTATAAATCTACTGCTTATTTAATTGCAGGTGGTATTTTAAAGAACGGAATTAAACCAAGTTTATTTTTTACAAGACCATTTAATAAAGCCTTTGAAAATTTACCTGATGAATTGGCTGAAGCATACGGATTAGACGTTGAACAATTTTTACAATATACAATTAATAAGAAATGAAAAAAATATTTATAAGAAGTCCGTATTTTATTGAAGTAGATGAAGCAGGGCAAACAGGTGCTAAAATAGAAATATTTTTATGGAATAAAGGAACTACCGAACCTATAATACCAAATTATACTTTAACTAAAAACATAGCAAGTGCTTCTCAAACTTTAATAGCTTGGAATGTAGCAAACTATGCAAAGGAATATATTGAACCTATTGCACCTGTTAGCGTTTCAGTACCTACTGAAGAGAATGTAAATACTTGGTGTTATATGAAAATTAAAACATATAAATTAGTAACTACTGCTGAAACTTTTATAGATACCGAAACCTTTGTTTGTTTTAATGGTTACACACAATATTTAGATGGGTATAATCAAAGCAATACTGATACTGTAATTCCTTTAGTAAATACAAATATTAAGTTAACTACATTTTCAGGTTATAATTATATAAATGTTTGGATTGAAGATAATGAAGAATATGTATGGTCATCTACAACATCGGTTAGTTTTTTTACACCAACAAGCGAAGGCTTATGGAAATTGCCTTATGATTATGATAATTATTCTTTATTCATAGGACTTGAAGCTATTTTTGGAATTAACACCGAACAATTATGCGAGGTTAAATATACTCCAATAACTTGTAAATTTATTAATCGTTTTGGTGGTTGGCAGTTCCTAACCTTTTTTAAAGCTAATAGCAGTTCGATAGATGTAACTTCTAAAGATTTTGATATGATACCTTCATCGATAAATTATAACGTCTTACAAGGCTCTAAAAAGATATTCAATTCACAAGGTAAACAAAAGATAAAATGTAACACAGGTTGGGTTGATGAAAACTATTTTGATTTAATACAAGATTTACTTTTAAGCGAAACAGTTTTATTAGATAATAAACCTGTAATAGTTAAAAGTCAAAGTTCAGAATACAAGACAATTTTAAAAGATAAAAATATAAACTACGAAATAGAATTTGAATATAACTTTGGGTTAATTAACGATGTAATATAAATGAAAGTAGCTTTATATATTAATACAAAAAAAGAGTACGACCCTTCTTTAGATTTAGTTATAGAAAGATTTGAAGATAGGGTTTTAGCTGATGGCGGTACTTTCGAAGCGTTTAATTGTTTAAAAAATCAAGTAGATTCTTTAGGCGGTGTTAGTGGTATTGCTTTAAATACTATAACTGATTTTGCTGCAAGAGTATTAGCTGATGGCGGTGTATTTGAATCAGAAAATTGTTTACTAAATACAATAAACGATTTAGGTGGTGTCGTTCCTGCAGTAGCCGAAAAGGATTTTGTTCGCAGAATAGAATTGTTTCAAGATGAAAAGATTTCTTTAACTTCATCTATACAAAACGTAAACGATATATCAAAAGTATTTACGGACTATTCGCAAAGTTTTACAATTCCTGCAAGTGATAACAACAACGAAATATTTAGACATTGGTACGAAAATAGTTTAGATAATGGTTTTGACCAACGCAGAAGATACGATGGGTACATAGAACTTGATACACAATTATTCCGTACAGGTAAATGGCAGTTAGAAAGTGCTACAATAAAAAATAATCGTGTTGAAGATTATAAAATTACTTTTTACGGAGAATTAAAATCTTTAACTGATAAATTTAGTGAAGATAAATTAAAAGATGTACAGGAAATAAATGATTATACTATTGCTTACAGCGGAACAAATGTAAGAAATTTAGTTCAATCTTCATTGGCTCAAAACGTTATGTTTCCATTAATTACTTCTGATAGAGTTTGGCAGTATGGCGGAGGCGGTTCAACTGATATTTCAACAAGTGGCGGTGCAATTAATTTTAATGAATTATACCCTGCTATAAAAGTTTCAAAAGTTTTAGACGCTATTGCTGATAAATATAATATAACTTTTAGCGGTAGCTTTTTAAGTCAACAAAAATTTAGTAAGGCTTATTTATGGTTAAAGGGAAATGATTCAAGACGATTTGTTTCTACAACACAAAGAAAGCAAATTTTATTTAATAATAATAATACCTATTTACCTCAAGTTTTTAATATTGAAAACAACACATATAATTTAGTTATTGGTGGAAATGTTGGAATTGGTGGTGGTGTGGTAGCACTACAATCTAATTTTAGGATAGTAATAAACTTTCCTGCAATTACAGACCATAGAGTTTTTATATACAAAGACGGAGATTTATTTACTACTTTACAATTTAATGCAAGTCAATCAACTATAAATATACCTGCAACATTTTCAAGTGGTGCTTATACGTTTTTTGTTGAAGCATTTGCAGCAACAACTTATACTTATGCTTATTCATTTTCATATACAAGATGGAATTTGATTACAGGCAATACAACTTTCCCAAGCACTTCTTTAGGTACAGGAAGCGGAAGTTTAAATTCTAATCTTAATTTATTAAATTATATGCCTGATATTAAGGTGTCTGATTTCTTGAGTGGAATATTAAAGATGTTTAACCTTACTGCTTTTAGTACAGATGGAATTAACTTTACATTAGAACAGTTGGAAAATTGGTATTATTTAGGCGGAATAAAAGATTTTAGTGAGTATTGCACAACTGATTTAGATTTCAATAGAATAAAACCATATAAGAAAATCAATTTTGAATATGAAAAAAGTGAGAATCTTTTAAGCAGAAACTTTTTTACTACAAACTCAAGAGAGTACGGGAATTTGAGTTCTACTTTTAATACTGATGGTTCTGATTATTCTATTAAGTTACCATTTGAAAATTTATTATTTAATAAGTTTACAGGTACTAATTTACAAGTTGGTTATGCTTTAAAATCAGACTTAAACCCTTATGCACCAAAACCGATTATTTTATATTTTACTGAAAGAAAATCAGGAACATTATTTATTAATAACGGAAGTGGAGCAACAAACATATCAAATTTTAATTTGTTTGGGCAAGACTGTATTGATACTGCAGATTTAACAAACAACACTTTAAATTGGGGGGTTGAAATTAGTTCTTACTTTTTACAACCTATCAATAATTCATTATTTAATAATTATTATTTAGCTTACTTAACCAATCTTTATGCTTTAAAATCAAGAATGGTAAAAGTTAAAATGCGTTTGCCTTATTTAGAGTTATTAAATTTAAGGTTAAACGATAGAATTGTTATCCGTGATAAAAGATATATTATAAACCAATACACAACTGATTTAACAACCTTTGAAAGCGACTTTGAATTAATACAAGATTTTAGAACTATTAATTTTGACAATAGCACTTTAAGACGTATAGATAATCAAGCGGTTGTATTTGATGTATTTACAACTTCAAAAGAGCCTTTAACTTGGACTATTGCTGAAGACGTCGATAGTATGATAACAGGAATTTCTTTTAATGAATTAAGTGTTAAAATAGAAGTTAATGCAAATACAAGCGGTTTAGAAAGAAACGCTTCAATAACAAGTAACAACAATGATTTAATAGCAATTATACAAGATGCTTAAATTAATATTAGAAATGCTTCCGTTGTTAAAGAATGATAGTGAAGCGATTGCAATAGCAAAAGGAAAATATAAAATGCCCGAAAACTTTAAAGAATTAAAACAAACAATAAAATGGCAATTACAAAGACAATAGAAATAGACGTAAATAGTCAAGGTGCAACAAGCGGAATAAATAACATTACCAATTCTATTGAGCAAACTGATAAAGCAACTCAATCTTTAAGAAGTCAATTAAGACAAGCACAGGCAGACGTTGCTGAACTTTCTGATAAATTTGGTGCTACTTCTAAAGAAGCTATCGAAGCAGCGAAAAGAGCAGGTCAATTAAAAGACGCTATTGGTGATGCAAAAGCGTTAACTGATGCGTTTAATCCTGATGCTAAATTTAGTGCTTTATCGGGCTCATTATCGGGTGTTGCAAGTGGTTTTAGTGCGGTTGAAGGTAGTTTGGCTTTAGCAGGAGTACAAAGTGAAAACTTACAGGAAACAATGGTAAGACTTCAGGCTGCAATGGCACTTTCTCAAGGTTTACAAGGTTTGGGTGAAAGTATAGATAGTTTTAAACAAATGGGTGCGGTTGCAAAAAACGCATTAGCAGGAATAAGAACAGGAATAGCTGCAACGGGAATTGGTCTTTTATTAGTTGCATTGGGTGCTGTTGTTGCTTATTGGGACGACATTAAAGAAGCGGTTGGTGGTGTAAGTAGTGAGCAAGAAGAATTAAATACTTTGGCTCAAACAAATTTAGATACAGAACAAGATAAATTTAACGCATTATCATTACAAGAAAACACTTTAAAACTTCAAGGAAAATCTGAAAAAGATATTTTGAAAATGAAGATTGCACAAACAGACCAAATGATTAAAGCGTCTGAAATTCAAATTGAGCAGTCAATAGCAACTACAAAAGCACAAACTGAAGCTGCTAAAAGAAATCAAGATATATTAGCAGGAGTATTAAAATTCCTTTCTATACCATTAACAATGATTTTAAAAACAGTTGACGCTGTTGGTTCTGCTTTAGGTAAAGATTTTGGATTAGAAGATAAAGTATTTAAAGGAATATCTTCTTTGGTTTTTGACCCTAAAGAAACTCAAGCCGAAGGTGATAAAGTTGTAGCAGAACAAAGAAAGGCTTTAGCAAAATTAAAAAGCGATAGAGATGGTTTACAATTATCAGTAAAAAATATTGAAAACCAAGCAAATAAAGAAGCTGCTGATAAAAGAAAGGAAGCTAACGATAAAGCTATTGAATTAGAGAAACAAAAAGCAGATGCTTTAGAACGTATTAGACAAGGCGAAATTGATACCGAAGCGGAACGTAGAGCAGAGGAATTATTTCAAATTCAAGAACAATATAGATTATTGATTGAAGAAGCTACAAAATTCGGACAAGATACAACTGCTTTAAAAGAAGCACAACGTACAAAAGAAAAAGAGTTAGCTGATAAATTTAAAGAAGAGGACAAAGTAAAAGAAGAGGAATATTGGATTGCTGAATCTGAAAAAGCTGTTGCAAGAGATGCCGAAGCTAAAACAAGAAGAGATAAAGAAATTGCAGATGAACAAGCGGTAGCCGATGCAAAATTAGCAATTCAAAATGCAGGAATAGATAATGTAAGTGCAGGAATTGGTTTATTAAAAGGTTTATTTGAAAAAAACAAAGCTATTCAAAAAGGTTTATTAATTGCTGAAAACGCAGCAGGTATTGCTAAAACTATTATTAATACTGTCGCAGCAAATGCAAAAGCGATCGCTGCATCTCCATTAACAGGTGGTCAACCTTGGGTTACTTTAAACTCTGTTTCAGCAGGTATAGGTATAGCATCTTCTATTGCAGCAACTGTAAAAGGTTTAAGTGCTTTAGGCGGTGGCGGTAATGCAGGTTCAAGTAGTGGTGCTCCAAGCGGTGGCGGCGGTGGTTCTGCTCCTGCTCCAAATTTCAATGTTGTAGGAAATAGCGGTGTTAATCAAATTGCTCAAACTTTAGGTGCTCAACAACCTGTTCAGGCTTATGTGGTAGCTTCAAATGTAACTACTCAACAAAGTTTAGATAGAAACATTGTAGCAAACGCTTCACTTGGATAATATAAACAAATTTGTTTACAAAAAACAATTTAATAAATAATTAATTTTTAAATAAAACAAAATGAATTTAATAGAACTTATTATAGATGACAAAGAAGATTTGCAAGGTGTAGAAGCTATTTCGATAGTAGAAAATCCTGCTATTGAATCTGACTTTGTAGCCTTAAAATCTGAAGAGGTTAAACTTGCTGAAGTAGATAAAGAGAAACGCATTTTGATGGGTGCAGTATTAATACCTGAAAAACCGATTTACAGACGTAATGGCGAAGATGAGTATTATATATATTTTTCAAAAGATACAGTCGTAAAAGCGTCGCAGTTGTTTTTAAAGAAAGGAAATCAAGGCAACTCAACTTTAGAACACTCAAAACAAATCGAAGGTCTAACAGTTGTTGAAAGTTGGATAGTTGAAGATTTAACAAAAGACAAAAGTGCTTTATACAATTTAAGCGTTCCTGTTGGCACTTGGATGGCAAGTGTAAAAGTTGATAACGATGAAATTTGGAACGATTACGTTAAAACAGGCAAGGTAAAAGGTTTCAGTCTTGAAGGTCATTTTGCAGACCAATTAGAAAAGAAAAAAGAATTGTCAAAGGTACTTACTGAAGAAGAAGAATTGATTGAAAAAATAAAAGAAATACTTAAAAACGTATAATGAAAAATACATCTTTTAAAGTTCACGTTCAAGAAGCATCTCAAACAGAAGTTGATGATGTAAACATTGAACAAGGTGCTATGCTTGTAACTGATGAAGCCTTATTTATGGGTTTCAATGGTCAACAAGTTAGAGTATATCCACCGCAGTCAGCTAATATGGGTTTGGGTTGGGCAAGATACGATGATACACAATATACAAGTGCTTCACCTTTTAATTTTACTACAACTGCTTTTACAATACCAAATAATAAAGGTTTTGTAATTGATACAAATATAAATTCTGCAATAGATTATTATGCAGGTAATAAATTAAGAGCAGAGTTTGAAAACGATGTGTATATAATTACAATAGCATTTAAGGCTCAAATAAGCAACGCAAACGGACACGTTGATATTTACTTTGAAGGCGGTAATGGAACTCCTTACGATAGATTGCGTGACGTTGTAACTTTTCCAAAAGGAAACAATCAAGAGCATACATATGCAAAAACTTTTCAATATTATGCTGATGAAGATGTAGTTACAAATGGATTAACTATTAAAATGAAAGCAAGTCACTCGGGTCATATACACGATGTAATTTATTTTATTCAAAGAACACAAAATAATAAATACTAATATGAGCAAACAAACAAAAAGCAAAACAAGTCCAAAAGGCGGAAACAGAGGTTGTCTTTGTCAAGACAGCACGTATAGTAAAGAATGTTGCAATGGTGATTTACAAAATCAAGGAATTGGTTCAACAGTAGGTCAAAATTCAAATACTACAATAACAAACATTGATGGAACAAGAACAATAGTTTCTACCAATAGTTAATGTTAAAAATATAACAAAAATTTATAATAATAATTTTAAAACAAAAATAGAATGAGTAATTTAAAAAACGTAGGAAACAAATTATTTAAAGCTGAACTTGCCGAACATAAAGTTGAATTAGCAAATATAAATGATTTTACAAAAAAAACAGTTGAAACTGAAAATTTATATAAGCAATTTAATGATGTTTTTTTACAATTAGAAAAATTAGTTCCATTTGTAATTAAAAATGGTGATGCATATTTAAAGTCTTTAGATGATAATATGGATATGTCAAATGAGTTATCTTCTAAATTTAAAGAAATAGGTTTAAATTGGGCAGAAACACCTGAATATAAAACTTTTAAAAATTTAATGGTTAAAGGTGATAGAAGTACAATACAAACTATGGTTGCAAGAGTTAAAAATATATAACTAAATTAAATATAAATGTCGAACGTAATTAACCAAATTAAAACCTTATTGGGAATGGAAGTAAAACTTGCTCAAATGGCTTTAGAAAATGGTACTATTATCGAAGCTGAAATGTTTGAAGCAGGTGCAAGTGTTTTCATCGTTAACGAAGAAGATAGAATTGCTTTACCTGTTGGAGAATATAAGTTAGAAGATGGTATGATTTTAATTGTAGCCGAAGAAGGTATTATTGCTGAAATCAAAGAAGCTGTTGTTGAAGAGGAAACCCCTGAAGCAGAAGTTGAAGTTGAAGTAGAGCAAGAAATGACCGAAGTAAAAGAACCTAAAAGAGTAATTGAATCAGTTACTAAAGAAATGTTCTTTGCTGAAATTGATTCTTTGAAAAAAGAAATCGAAGCACTTAAATTAGCTAAAACAGAAGTTGCAGTTGAAGCAGTAGAATTATCTGCTGAACCTTTAACACACAACCCTGAAGCTACAACTAAAAGAGAATTAAATACTTACTCACAAAACAGAACAAGAACAACTTTTGATTCTGTATTAGAAAAAATTTCAAACTTTAAATAATTAAAAATGGCTACTACAACATCTATTACAACTACTTATGCAGGTCAGTTTGCAGGAAAATATATCTCTGCTGCTTTATTATCTGCAACTACTATCGAAAACGGTGGTATTGAAGTAAAACCAAACGTAAAGTATAAAGAAGTTATCAAAAAATTAGCAACTAACGATTTAGTTAAAAACGCTACTTGTGATTTTGATGCAACTTCTACTGTTACTTTAACTGAAAGAATCCTTCAACCTGAAGAATTCCAAATCAATTTATCTTTGTGTAAGAAAGACTTCCGTTCAGATTGGGAAGCTATCCAAATGGGATATTCTGCATTTGATACATTACCTCCATCTTTCCAAGATTTCTTATTAGCACACGTTGCTGCAAAAGCTGCTCAAAACAATGAAGTATCTATTTGGAGAGGTGTTAACGCAACTGCAGGTCAATTCGACGGATTAGTTACTTTAGCTACTGCTGATGCAACTGTTATCGACGTAGTTGGTACTACTGTAACTGCTGCAAACGTTATTGCTGAAATGGGTAAAGTAGTTGACGCTATTCCTGCTGCATTATACGGACAAGAAGATTTATACATCTATGTTTCTCAAAATGTTGCTCGTGCTTATGTTCGTGCTTTAGGTGGATTTGGTGCATCAGGTTTAGGTGCTAACGGAACTAACGCAATGGGTACACAATGGTTTAACAACGGAAGTTTAACTTTTGACGGAGTTAAAATATTTGTTGCTAACGGATTAGCTGACAACTATATGATGGCTGCTCAAAAATCTAACTTATACTTCGGTACAGGTTTATTAGCTGACCACAATGAAGTGAAAGTTATTGATATGGCTGACCTTGATGGTTCTCAAAATGTAAGAATCGTTATGAGATTTACAGCAGGTGTACAATACGGAATCGGTTCTGATATCGTTCTTTACACTCCTGCATAATTCATTGAATAACAAACTATAAAGGGGTGGTGCAATAAACACCGCCCTTTTTTTTAATAACATATAAAAATATAAACAAATGGCTTGTGATTTAGGATTTGGTAGAATCGAACCTTGTAAAGATTCAGTAGGTGGATTGAAAGCAGTTTATTTCGTTAACTATGG